GGAAGTAGAGGTATCCCTCTCCTGCACTGTTTGTCTCGATTGTGACGACATTTCTTGCTGTCCATTTGATGGTTTGGCGCCCCGAGGTGCCCTCCGGGTGATTTGCCGACCTCGCTGCTTCACAGAAAGGATCTGTAACTGCACATGTGTCGTGCAACATTGAGGCTGACACGCCTTTAGACAATCCAATAGTTTTTCCATTTCGTCTCTTATTAGTCATTATTTTTCTCGCTATATTTATTTCTTCCTTATTATTGTTATCGATATAAATATTGCTCGGTCTTGCCTGGGCGGTATGATACCACCATCTCATCATACCGCTTCTCGATTCTTATTTGTTCATCCGGAGTAATATCAAAAGCTTTCATGAACGACAATCTCACTTCTGGACTAATTGAAGTGAACTTACGTGACATGCCTAGTGCTAGCCAGTAAATACCAAGTGAAGTGTCATTGAGTTTAACATCCTTTGCTCCTCTCCCCAGGGCTGCATAGAATGATTGGGCGACTGGCATGCCACCCATACAAGACAATCCACAATTGGCGATTGCTCCTCTGTAGTAGTTCCATTGGCCTATTGACGCCACAGATCGAATGGTATACGCATCTCTATTAGTGATTACGTCAGGGTGTCTGCACATAATGTACTTCGAACCCTCCCATACCGGTTTGCACTGGCAGAACTCAACCTGTTCTATCACAGATACTGGTTCTTCGACTTGCATGTTATAGCCATAGTCAGCATACCACTTTGGTAGTTCTGATAACTTCTGAAGATCTCTCTTTTCAAGAAAGATTACTCCGTCGTCGCCATCGTTGATGAATCTGAATTTAATTGACAAACTTTTGAGGTAATCATAAGTCAAATGAGTCATTAAAATAATGTTACCCATAGAAGTGTTCATGTCACCTGAACAACGTACCCCATCAATTCTGTACTTAACTGTTCCGGTGTGAGTGTAGCAGTTTCCTCTGGTTGTCAATTGCATCCTAAGAATGCGCTTCAAGTACCTTCTGTGTCTCTTTGGACAGTGTCGCAAATAGACTTGGTGCTCGTATTGCAAAGCTTTTCTACCGGTATGTTGATCAAAACGCTTAGCGTCTATCCCAACAGCAACCGGATTATTGAAACATGCCCAATGTTGTGATATTACCGCTGCTCTCTCCTCAGCGTTTTTCCCCTTCATCACAACTGCATGACCGAATAAGAGATCAATCTCTTGGTAGATTGGTTTTTCCATTGGCTGAATGAATCTTCCCAACTCAACATTGAATCTTGGGCTCCTTGGTTGTATCAACCTTGGTACCTGGTCAGGTTTCTTCATGAAGTCAAACTTCTCCTTCTTCACAAAGCCTGAAATATAAGAATCACGATGCGTTAGTGGATTGATCCGCAGAGACTGAGCTGCTTTCTCATAAATTCGCTTCTTGTGGCCCATGTAGTGACCTACAAAAACTGCAGGGGACACGCGGGGCACAATTGACTCAAATTTTCTGATATCACGGCCTGCTCTAAGATCGAAGACCTTGACTGGTTGTATAGGTCTCTCTCCCTTATGGAACACCAGTCTCTCCTTAAGCGCACGATAGTTGTTAGACAAACTATTGTTGTGAATGGCGATACTGGTGTGTTCAGAAAGGTCAGCAAGAAGGACCAGTCTGCTTATTTTGGGTGCACCAACTTTTCTCTTGATGTCAACTTGCACCCCATCAAGTTTGATCGACGCTTCCATCCTTGATGAGTCGACACCCGGAAAAGATTTGGGCCATCAACATTGAGTCAAGGTGGTCACGGAACCACCCGGCTCAACATTGTTGACTTTCTTCTTCTTGGAGGTTTTAGAACGTTTAGTAGGTTTGAGGTCCTTCTGTTTTTGTTCCTGTTGATCCTCCGTTGAATCGTTGGTGTTTGATTCCTTCGGTCTATGGAAGGGGTCCATTTGACCAAAGGTCTCTGGCAGTTCGTGATCAACACCGTGGTTAATGTTAACACTAGCGTGTTGGATACTGTGTTGTTTGAATGTGTCCAACTCATGATCTACTTTCATGTGATCAACCTGTCTGCCTGTAAACAATTGAACAATTCGTCTGAACTTACTCCTTGTCCTCTTGTCTATTTGCTGTTGTAAGTCTTCTTCTCCGTGGAAATTTCGATTTAGCACCTGGTACGTGGTCGATCGACGGATTGCTGAATTTAGACTGTCCAACTGTGTTGGTACATAAGCACGGGTTATTGCACCCTCTATATGCAGTGCAACGTCCACCTTCCTCATCCGTGGACAATGCTCTGCGATATACCTCATAAGATAATGGTGCATAGCCGCGTTATTTGCCTCCTCATTTTCAATTTCAGGAATTCCGAATCTTTCCCTAATAACAGCGTCAATAGTAACTTGAAACGGTGTACGCGTCTCAAGCACTCTTTGAAACTGTCGCAATTGATTAGTTTCATTGGCGTACCTTTTAGCCGATTTTATCTCATTTGGTCGTCGGATCTCGTAAACGAGTTCGTCATACTTCCTCCTGATTGGACCCACGAGCAAGCTCGCTGTCCGGATAAGCCGGCTTTTGAGAACGTTTTGCCTTACCATCGGTTCGACGTTCTCTTGTGTGACCGTTGAGTCCACAGCTTCTGACTCAGCCACACTGGCAATGACATCCGGTTCATAGCCACTTAGATTTGCTTCAAGCTCATCTAGTACACGTTTAAATATGTCAGCTACTGCGTCTGTCGGCTGATACATATTAAAAACGTCCCTTCCCACTTCTTATGAGGACGAAACACTGCTCTTCTCTTCCTCTGGTCCAGGGAGGTCTAAAGACACTT